TTAGCAAAGTATCCTGGAGAATTAGGTAACTCTTTAAGAGTTTCTATTTGTCCATCAAGTTCTGTCGCTTTTAATGCATGGTCATATGCTTCTAGTTTCAATACTGAACCTGGTACAAGTTCATATGCTTCCGGAAGAGGAGCATCACGTGATGAGATTCATGTAGCAGTTATTGATAAAGTAGGAAAGTTTACTGGTACTGCTGGTACAGTTCTTGAAACTTTCCCATATCTTTCAGTAGCATCAGATGCAAAGAACTTTGAAGGTCAAACTACATATGCTGTTGACGTAATTAATGAGCGTTCACAGTATGTATGGATGACTGGATTTGATTCCGATTTCCAAAATGCATCTGCACCAGCTGGAACTACAGCTGATAGTGGAGATAATTTTGATCCAGGTTTAACTACTGCGACAAACTATGATTTTGCAGGTGGTGTTAATTCAGCAGCATTAGGCACATCTGAATACTTATCAGGCTATGATCTTTTCGAAGACAAGGATATCGTAGAAGTTGATTTCCTCATTGCTCCTGGTATGACAGCTCGGGCAGATCAAACCACAGTTGTAAATGACTTGATTGCAACAGCACGTTCTTTAAGAAAAGACTGTGTAGCAGTCTCATCTCCTGCAAGAAATGATGTTGTAAATGTAACATCAGCCGCTACCGCTGTAACAAATGTGGTAACAACAGCTGATACCTTTACTAATACTTCATACTCTATCACCGATGGCAACTACTTGAAAGTATACGATAAGTATAACGATCAGTACATTCAGATTCCGGCAGCTTCTTCAACAGCTGGTATTATGGCGGCGACAGATTTGAATCGTGCACCATGGTTCTCACCAGCAGGTTCAAGAAGAGGTCAGTATCTAGGAATCACATCATTGGCTTATACACCTACTAAAGCTCAAAGAGATACTCTCTATAAAGCGTGTGTTAACCCAATTGCAAATATTCCTGGAGCTGGAGTAATTCTCTTCGGTGACAAAACTGGTCTTAACAGACCTTCTGCATTCGATCGTATTAATGTACGTCGTCTCTTCTTGGTACTCGAAAGAGCAATCAGTAGAGCAGCAGAATCAGTTATGTTTGAATTCAATGATGAATTCACAAGAGCTGAGTTTGTCAACATCGTTGAGCCAGTACTGAGAGAAGTAAAAGGTCGTCGTGGTATTACTGACTTTAGAGTGGTTTGTGACGAAACAAACAACACTGCGGCAGTCATCGATCGTAATGAATTCATTGCTAATATCTTCATCAAACCGGCTCGTTCCATCAACTATGTCACTCTTAACTTTGTGGCAGTTAGAACTGGTGTCGACTTTGAAGAAGTCGTTGGCACAGTTTAATAGCGCTAAGGAGATAAGAAAATGGCAGTATTAGGAGTTGATGATTTTAAGTCCAAGCTGAGAGGTGGTGGCGCTAGACCGAATCTATTCAAAGCGACCATTAACTTCCCGGGTTATGCAAACGGTGATCCAGAACTGACTTCGTTTCTCTGTGAAACAGCTCAGCTTCCTGGTTCCACGATGGGTACGATTATCGTTCCTTTCCGTGGTCGTCAGTTAAAGATGGCAGGTGATCGTACATTCGCAGAGTGGACAGTCACTATCATCAATGACACCGACTTTGCAGTACGGAATGCAATGGAACGTTGGATGAACGGTATGAATGCGCACTCTGCAAATACCGGTCTGACTTCACCAGTTGCATACGAAGCTGACTTAAGAGTTGAACAACTTGATAGAGATGGAAGTCAATTGAAGGAATACATCTTCCGTGGTTCATTCCCGACTGACCTTTCACCTATCGATCTGAGCTATGCAAGTAACGATGAAATCGAAAGATTCCAGGTTACTTTCCAGTATCAGTACTTCGGTAGCTTGAATCCGTCTACTACAGACTAAATAAATATTAGAAAGAGAGCGGGTTCGCTCGCTCTCTTCTTACTCTAATTAGGAATTTATAATGGCCGACACAAGATCTTTAAAATTATTTGGGTTTGAAATAAAGAAAGCAGAGACCGAAGATCCGAA